AAAAGAACTTCTAGAGGTGAGAGCCCTAGAGCTAATTTTCACAAACCCAACTAACCAGGAGCGCAGAGATGGCTGATTCACATTTGAAAGTAATTAACGGAGGCGGGGAACCATCGGGATCTCTAGGATGGGCTGAGGGGGTACGAAGCGATGCCAAGTCCTTAGCTAGTAAACTAGACGAGGGTTATATGGAGCTGGCTAAACTCCTATACGCTATATGGGATACACCCATAGACGCCAACAAGAATAATGGCCCTATCTTCACGCAGTGGGGTTACACGACCTTCTCAGACTACGTAGAGCTAGAGCTAGGTATCCATCGTAAGAAGGCCCAGAGACTTAAAGCTGTTTGGTATAACCTTGAGATCCGTCTTAAGGACACCCTGGACCCGACGCTGAAGCAGCGCATTATCGCCCTAGGTTTCTCAAAAGTAAGAGAGCTAGTAGGAGTACTTACTGCTAGGAACGCCGAGAAGTGGGTAGAGAAAGCCGAAGAACTTAGTTACCCGAAGCTATGCATAGCGGTACGCAAATACCGAGAAGACCGAGAGGTCCTAGAGGCTGAACACGCTGCCGCTAAAGAGGCTGGTGTAATACTGGATGGTGAGCCTGTAGAAGGTGAAGATCGCGAAGGCGGCGGGTCCGGTGATGGTCCAGAACCAGTAGACTCCGTAATTGGAGAGCCTTTGTACCCAGAACCCCCGGAGCCTCAAGTGCCAGACGACGACTTCTCAGACCTAGTACGAGAGAATTTCAACCTATACCCAGAGCAACACGAGACCGTAACCGAGGCTCTTGCTATAGCGCAGAAGTTATCTAATAGTACGGTTAAGTCTAACAATCTACACCTTATATGCTTAGACTTCGTAGCTACTAACGGGGAGGGTAAGACGACCGCGCAGCAGCGCATGAAGAGGCTGGTCCAAATGGCTAAGTCCTACGGTCTAGATCTAGTGATACTCGATGACGGAGACGTCGTATTCGGATTCGATAATCTAGAAGCTCTAGCAGCTAAGGTAGACGCCTAAATGCTGCCTTTAGCTACTAACACTATACTCGCTGAGCTTGAATCTCTTAAGTACCTAGTAGAGAAGTGGGCTGAAAAAGTAGCTGAAGGTGTTCCCGGAGTAGACACCCCTATGTCTGGTATGGCCGCGTCGGGGGATCGCCTAGACCTATGGCTTAACGAGCTAATAGGAGAGCTACGGCTAGTATCGGGTAAATCTCATAATCTAGCTGAGATACTAGCCAGTACCCTGCTAGAGTAAAGAATATGTCCGACTCAGAGCGCCACAAGTTAGAATATCTGTCTGTAGACAAGATCCTTCCAAATCCGTGGAATGCGAATGAGCAGGATGAACGGTCTTTCGATGCCTTAGTAGACGAGGTGTCGGAGACCGGGTTCATAGACTCCATAACCGTTGTCCCGCTGGAGGGAGGCTTGTACCGTATAATCGGAGGCGAGCACCGATGGCGGGCGGCGAAAGCGTCAGGTGAGGAATTCGTACCCTGTTTGATACTACAGGGCGCCAAGTGGGATGACGAAGACTTACAGAAGTTCGTCACAGTTCGGATGAACATGATCCGAGGTAAGCTAAACCCCCATAAATTCGCTGAGCTATACTCAGAGATGGCTAACAAGTACGGTAAAGATCAGCTACAAAAGCTGTTCGGTTTCGTAGATAAAAAGGCTTTCGATAAAGTGGTCAGGGGCGTAGTAGCTGGGGCTAAGAAGACCCTTCCTAAGGAGATGCACGCAGACCTAGAGGAGCGCTCTAAGGATGCTAAGACGGCAGAGGACCTAGGTAAAATAGTTCAGGAGATGTACGCCAAATACGGGGACACCATGGGGCAGTCCTTCATGGTCATGACTCACGGAAAACAAGAACATATTTACGTCGCCCTCAACACTCCCATGCGCAAGGCTATGCAGAAGGTGATGTTGTACTGCGAGACCACTAGTACAGACATTAATGCTTTCATGGAGCCTGTTCTTAAAGCGGGATTAGTTAAGGCTATGAAGGGATTAGACGACCTGGCAGACGCTCCTAAAAAATCGGGTAGTGGCGGAGAACCTTTTTAGGTTACAGTCATATAGACTATGTATGGCAAGAACATTTGGAAAAGCTCTAGTTTACTAGTTTTCCTAGGCGACGACGAGCACCTATGGGAAGCCAAGGGTGTAAAGGTAGACGTAGGCACCACTAAGATCTACTCGGTCAAGGATAAAAAGTACGAGGGTAAGGAGGTTTACCACGTATACCAGAAGACCGCCGAGCCTGGAAAGAAGGCTTGGAAATACATAGGGACCGTAGGGTCTAAGACAGGCCACGCGGACAACCACCTAAAGGCCTTAGGTATAGAAGTGGCAGATGGTAAACCCGTAGGAGTAACCATATCCAAGGGTAAGTCCATGATGATACCCCCTCCAGAGGAGCCTAAGTCCGGCCCCCTGGGTGATTTGTTTGCGAAGCCAGACGTAGTTACTGATACTGGGTTGGATATCACACAGCCTGTACCGGAGCCTACGCCAGACCCCGCGCCTGCAACTTCCGACATACTAGGAGATGATGGGCCTATCGTTCTGGCCCCTAACAACGCTAACGCGCTGGAGTTTTACTCCGCCATACTACCAGTACTACCTGGTAACGAGGAGGACTTGCACGCGGCTGGTATGGATAAGCTAAAAGTAGAGCTTTTTAAACACGTAGCCAGTGCCGTACAGCAAGCTGCGAAGAGCGGAGACGCCAGCTGGCCCGCTGTGTACGCTGCCCTAAAATCAGTTTCAGGCTTAGGGGACGACGGACTTAAATGGACGTTTGGTGCGTCCGCTAAAGACTCCGCTAATATTATGGCTAAAGCTATGATGGACCACGGTGTGCCCGTATTCGCTAAAGCGGGGTACCAAACAGACTCTCTACAAGTAGCCGATTTAGTAGCTAAAGCTAAAGAGTCCCCAGAGCCTATCGGAGCGCAACCGAATGTATGGCCTCCGCCTCATTGGGCTAACGAGCCTGCGCCTGAGACACCCGAACCTGTAGTAATGCCAGAACCGGAGCTAGCGCCACCTCCTCCTCCTAACGTATCGGCGGAAGAGCAGTCTGAGTACAACCACAAGTTCAAAGACATTCAGGCTTTCATGGGCGCAGTAAATAGCGCTACGGAATATCCCTCCTATGACAAGGAGGCGCTAGCTAAAGTAGCTGAAAAGTACCCAGACATAGTGAAAGAGACCGGAGGGTCTGTCATGGGCGCGTGGTCTATGGCGGACGAGTTATTCATAGCTCCCGGTAACGCGGGCGCGCAGGGATCTCATTTGGACGCCCAGCAGGTTTACGAGAACTGGGCTAAAACCCATGCTGGTAAGAGTATGGCCCAGATGTCAGACCTATACGGGGAGAACTGGTCCAAAGTGGCGTGGGGTATGGCCGCTGCCATATCTAAAGCTAAAGGAGGACCTGGCGACACTGATACTCCTGTGTTCGTGCCTAAGAAAGTAGCTTCCGCCGTACCTCCTCTAACTACTGCTTCAGGTTACAAAATAATCTCTTCGGGAAAGGGTACAAAAGTACCTGATGGTACTACTAAGATCCAGCCCGAGAAGAACGGAAATTTACAAGTACACGTTAAGAGCGGAGGAGCCTGGACGTACCTAGGAACAGTGGGAGCTAAGAAAGGTGCTAAGAAAGGCGCAGCTGAGGCGCACCTAAAGACACTAGGAATAGAGGCGGACGGTAAGAAGCTAAAGGATATGGAAGTAACCAACGCGGTAGCTATGGTTCCGACCGGAGCTACTCCTGGAGAGGACCCGCTAGCCCAGGCTATGGCGGCTGTAGGGTACCCTGACGCGGCTGCCCCTACTACTCAAGCTGACTACGACAAAACTTACTCCGACATCGTAGATGTGGTTGACGAGTTCGAGACAAAATACAACGGATACTTTGGTTCTACACCGCCTGAAGTAATAAAAGCGTGGGACGACAAGTACGGTGGAGACTTTACACAAGCCTGGGCACTGGTTAAAAGCGCTAAGAATTACATTAAGAGTGGTGTGGATACTAAGGCAGGTCTGGCTACCAAACTTATCGGGTACTCTGGAACGTCGCAACTAGCAGGCTCGTACGGTAAGGATTGGGAGAAGAAGATCCCAGCCGTAGCCGCAGCCGTGCTCGCGCACGAGGCCGCTAAGAAGAAGGCGTATCCAGTACCCTCGCAGAAGGTGAAGGACTCCCTGAAGGGATTCTCGGACCTATACAAGATAGTGAAAGACGCCGGAGGGGTAGCGGGTCTAAGTCCGACCGCCAAAGATGCTTTCGACAAGCACCAACCTGGCTGGAAGGATAACGTAGCTATTGCCGATCTTTTAAACGACCACGCTACTAAGACCGGCGTGACTACGGCTTTTCTGGATCAGGCCGCTAAAGACGCGGGATGGAATAAGGCCGCTACCAAGATGCTAGGATCCGACTGGCAAGAGAAGGCCGCAGAGATGCACAAGCAGCTGTACGGCGCGTACCCAGGCGAGGGTGGATCCTTACCTCCAGGAACCGTAGTAGTTAAAGGCGTCGGAGGAGTTCCGATTCCTCCCCCATCTTTGCCGGACCTAGAACCAACTACTCCAGAGCCCGTCCCTATAGCTCAAGTAGTAGCCGACGCCGAGAAGAAGAAAAAGAAGAACGCTCCTCCTGTAGTAGCTGTTCCGGATAAACCAGACTTCGAGGCAGCTTCTTCTAGTACTAAAGCTGCCGATCTACCCATTCCACCTCCTTCTGGCCTTACTAAATCTAAGGACGCCAGCTTCTTAGGAGGTGCCGGGCAGAAGTCCATATATGTAGACGCCAACGGGAATGAGTTCCTATTCAAGTTAGCTACTATGAAAGGTACTGGAACCGCCGACCCTATGCGCGCACACGTGCAAGCCGCTTTCTCCGAAATAGCTAAGCAGGTAAAACCAATACATCCCAAGATCGAGGTAACCAAACTTGCTGGCGTCGTGGGTGCTATATACCCGTTCCTACCGGGCGCCTCTAAGATAGACCTAGCCGGAGAGAGCCCCTCCTCCTTATCGCCTCAGGAGAAGCTAGACGTTGCAGAGGAGCATGTCATAGATTGGCTAACCTCCCAGCACGATAGCCACTCCAAGAACTTCTTACGCACAGATGAGGGGCGCATAATAGGTATTGATAAGGAGCAGGGGTTCAAGTACTTCGGATCCGATAAACTAGATGTAGATTATCACCCTAACTCCAAGTATGGAGAGAACGAGCCTTTCTATAACGCGTTCTGGCGAGAGTTCGGCGAAGGTAAAAACGACTTCGATCCCAAGCAGATGTCCGGCGCTATAGCGAGAGTGGCTAGTATTTCAGGACCAGCTCTAGCCGCTTCTTTAAAGCCGTACGCAGAATCCAGATTTCCTGGAAAGCCCCTAGATCAAGCTAACTTTATTAAGAGTGTTCAGGGTAGGAAAAACACTATTAAGAGAGACTTCGAGCAGCTTATTACAAAGCAGTACGAGAAGCGCGAAGGCAAAGTAGGGGCGTTCACTTTCTCCTCTGGGTGGCTAGCTACCGAAGACAAGGATAAGCCCTACACTAAGGTAAACATTACCCCGGCGTACACGACACCTGCGGTTACAAAGTCCCCCTCAGACAGGCTATCCGCTATAAGCGGTAAGGTTGTGGAACACTTAACAGACCCAACCAAAGTCACAGTTAAGACCTCAGGGAACGAAGAGTCGCTTAAGTCCTTATTGAAAGACTTAGGGTTTGGTGACCAAGATATTACAGTTGGGGGACATTACAAAATGGCCTTCGTGGATAAGAAGGAGTGGGAGGCACTTCCTAGTGAGGTAGTCACTCCAGAGATCCACCACCCTGAGGTTAAGGAAGAGGTAACTATCTACCCAGACGCGGATAAAGGCGTAAAGCCCCATTCTGGTCAGCCTGAGTACTTACCTACTCTAACCCCAGACCCCGAAGCGCTAGGTAATACAGATAAGCTTAAAAGCATAAACCCATCAGATAAGTTGGGTTGGTTGGGAAGTCGCATAACTCTAGACGGTCCCCTAGTGGAGGGACAGGTAGCTAGAGTTTCCCGAAAGAAGGACGAGTTAGGAGACTTTTACGAGGTTAGTTTAAAGCTGCGAAAGCCTGGAGCAGCTAAAGCTGTAGGAGGGACAAGCTCTACGTACAACTTCACTAAGGGCACGTACAACGATAAATTAGACGCCGTGGTCAAAGACGGTAGCGCTATCTACTCTAAAGGTAAGGTGTGGAAGGACGGCGATAACGAAGTACACCTTATAGACGGTACAGGCGGAGGTGGTTCCAGCTCCCACGCTACTAGCCACTACGCCCTAAAAAATACGGTAGTAGCCAAGATCCGCAGTAACAACGTTAAAGCAGACCTTAAGAAACTGTTAGACGCTATGGGCCCAGGCTTAGGTGCGGCTATCGTCAAGGATCCAACCGGTAAGGATAAGCAGGTCGCCGCTTTGAACGCTGTTTTATCCGCCTACGTTCCACAAGCTAAGGTTACCGAGGCTACTCGTAAAAACCCGAGTAAGCTAAAGGAACTCATACTGGAGGAATCAGGTCTATCCGAGGAAGAAATAGATAGCGCTATCCAAGTAGAGACCGCACCCGGGCACTCGTCTATGGTTATACCTGGGCGCTGGAGGTCTTTAGGCGGTACTTCCGATGCCACCGATCCAGTTGTTAGGTTCGCCTATTGGGGCCAACCTAACTCAGACAACATAGTATCTATATTCAAAGGGGGAGCGCTAGCAGGTGTTAACGCCCGCGCGGCTGCGGGTTTGCCAGCGTTCGGACAGTCTGACGGTGAAGACCTACATCAAGGTGGAGCGGACAACATTACGACAAGACTAGCTGTAAAGAATCAGGACAACGATGGACTATCAGCCCACAATAATATCAACGGTTCCTGGAATTTAATTATCGCTCCAGACGAGCTAGATCGCTTAGACACTACTCTTAACCTAGGAGACGGCTTCGGAGCTACTAACCCCGCTACCTCGAAGGGTAAGGATCACTGGGTTAACAGAAAGCCCTTAAGCAAAGAGGTCGAGCAGCTAAACGGCCACCCCTCGATGTCTTCCCCTGAGATGGTTTTCAGGAAAGGCGTAGCGACTAGGAACATATTGAGAATAACTGCTAGTACCGAAAGCCGGAGAGAGGAACTAATTAAGAAGTTCAGGGAATCCGGCATAGAGGAGATTAACGGCGTCCCTATAGAGGACTTCGTGGTCCCCGCAGAAAATCGCGGAGAGATATACAATAAATACGTAAAACCGGCAGGATACTAGATATTATGATGGATAAAGTATACAGGGTGATTGTAACGGAGAACGACGAAGACAGGTTTTACGGTATGGCTATAGGTCTAAGACCAACTACTAAAGGCTTACCGTACCCTCACACGGAGGACGCTCCTGCGATGGAATGGATCCCTAACTCCTCCACCCGCTACATGGATTACGCGTTTTTACGTCTATTGGAGACCGATGGGGATGACATGATCTATATAGACACGTTAGCCGCGCTTAACGGTACCCACATAGAATACGCTTTCGAGTATTTGACGCTAGATAGGCTAAGAGAGGTAAGTAGTGAAGTCGTTGGAGACTTACTTAGTGAGCTACAGTCCGACGACGAGGTACAGGAATTTTTCGTCCAAGACTACTTACGCGACGGTTGGGCTGCGGGTACGGAATGATCTAAAGATCTATTGACTAATCTAAGGTTACTTGATACATTACTATTGTCTGTAACCAAAGGATATAAGCATGTCAGAAGATACCAAAGAGCTAGACGCCCAAACTGTATCAGTAGTAGTACCTCCAGAGAGTGCACCTGCGCCCGTACCCGCGCGTGTGGAAGTTAAGCTGGCCCAAGTAGTACAGCCTAGTAGAGTACCTACATCCGGACAATCCGGTCCCCCTATCAAGCTGGAGTTCGAGAAGCTAAACGACAAGGAGCGTAAGATAGTGGAGTACCTAGACGGCGCTGGTACAGGACCCAGGTCCATCATAACTATCCCTAGGCTAGCCGCTGTATGTTTTAAAGCGGAAGCAGACTCAGAAGCTCAAGCTGCTTCGTGGGTTCGTAACTCCTTGCGAAGACTAGTACGTGGCGAGTGGGTAGAGAAGTTCGTACGAGGGTCGTACAGGATCTCTCAAAAAGGTCGCATGAAGTTAAAATTCGTAGCGGATTAACACTTGACCTACATAGTAGGCCCTGGTAGTCCTATGTCTACGTGTTACATCATCCTGATAACGGAGGGGCGCCGTACGAGCATGTAACGAGCGCGGACAGATTACCTGCCATCGCTCGCGAAATGGAGCGTACAGGAATAGCTGGGTTCGATATCGAGACTACGACATTCGAACCTTACCAACTATCAAAGCGCGGTGTTAAAGGACAGATACGACTTCTGTCTCTTAACACTGACGCGGGGCTATATGTCATAGATTTGTGGCAGACCGGAGGTATGGGTCCGCTACTGGAGGCTTTTAGATCCGAGAAGGTCATAAAGATAGCGCAGAACGCTAGGTTCGAGCAGAAGTGGTTTCTGTATGAATACGGTGTGGAGCTGTGGCCTATCTTCGATACGTGGAGAGCTTCTGTTTGTATCCACAATGGTAAGGATATGGACCACCACTTGTGGGCCCTATTCGAGCGCCAGCTTGGTATATCTCCAAGGGGTAAAGAGGACATGGGTGGTTCGGACTGGGGGGCTCCGATACTAACGCAGCAGCAGATAGACTATTCTGCGGAGGACTCCGAGCACTTACCGGCGTTAAGGGTGTCTCTGAAGGCGGACCTAATAAAGCACGGGTTGATTAAAGTCGCCCTAATAGAGTTCGGGGTAATCCTTCCCGAAGCCGCCGTAGAGCTAAATGGTATCTTCTTAGCTAGAGATCCGTGGCTCACCCTAGCGGACGAGAATAGAATAAGAGCAGAGGAAGTAAGACAGCAGTTAGTGTGGAAGCTTCCTAACCCGCGCCAGCAGATGTGCTTACCTGGGATTACTCCAGGTATGAATCTAGACTCCCCGTCACAGATGCTAGCGTCGCTGCAACGCATGGGCGGTAAGCTACAGGATCTAGATAACACTAGGGAGATAACCCTAGCTATGTACGCGGCCGACTACCCTATTATCAAAGAGATACTAGAGTACCGAGAATTCTCAAAGAAGGTATCTCAGTTCGGTAGCAAGTACCTATCTAACATAGACGACGTTACCGGTAGGATCCACGCTAGTTACTTCCCCTTCACGGGCGCGGGTAGGTACGCGTGCTCTAAACCGAACATCCAACAGATTCCACGCGGTAAGGCTTTCAGAGCGTGTTTCCGCGCGCCTCCTGGGCGTCGCATAGTAGTGGCCGACTATTCCAACATTGAGATGCGTTTGTGCGCTGAGATCACAAACGACAAAAGACTAATCGCCATTTTCAACTCCGACGACGACGACGCACACCGCGCCACCGCAGCCATGCTCGCGAGTTGCGCTAGGGACCAGGTTACTAAGGACCAAAGGCAAGAGGCTAAGCCTGTAAACTTCGGGCTCATCTACGGAATGCAGGCGCCCAAGTTGGTGCTTTACGCTATGGCTAATTACGGCGTAGCTATGTCACTAAAGAAAGCCCGCATGTACCGCAACACGTTCTTTGGAGCTGAGGGCTACAGTGGTGTAGCTAGGTGGCACGAGCACACGATTAATGAGGTCAAGCCCAACGGGTTTACCAGGACTCTTTCCGGGCGTATCCGCTACCTAAAAGAAGAGGCTCACAACGAGTATTACAACACCCCTGTGCAAGGATCAGGGGCTGACGGTCTTAAAGCCGCCATGCGTTGCGTGTACTTCCGACTCAAGAAGCAGTTCGGCGGATGGAACGGCGACGCTAAGATGGTCCACCATGTACACGATGAGATTATCCTAGATACGGCGGACAACGCTGAAGTGGACTTCCTAGCCCGCCGAGAGCTGTGCGCTGGTATGGAAGAGGGAATGGCTCAGTTCTTGACTAAAACTCCGGTTAAAGTGGAGCCAGAAAGCGGAGATTCGTGGGGCACCGCCAAGGGCTGATTATTATTAGAGTTTTTAAGTTTGATAGACCACATTGAAATAAAAGCTATGGCATTACTTAGGGCCGGGGGTGCTACCTTCAAGGCTATAGGCGAGCGCTACGGTATTACTGGGGAGGCTGTGAGTGCTAGACTACGAAGCAGAGGTCTACATAGGCTCCCTACTAGGACTTGCGCCTTACACGAGTGCGGATCCAAGTTTGACCCTAGATCCGCAGATCAGATATGCTGCTCCAGCCTACATACAAAGCGTCAAGAGGGTAGGAGACTAGAGGACGTGTTCATAGCCGATGCCGTCTGTAAGCTTCCCGAATGCCGAGAACCTGTGGTGCAGAGAGGTATAAAGTTTGGACGATTCTGTTGTAGGAATCATATGGAACGACACGCCAATCGAACTAAGTCTGGGTTCTACGACCGTCTTCTAGGTAAAGGCCCAGAGTGTATAGAGTGCGGCGAGCGCTTAGTTCTAGACGAGCACCACGTAGAGTACACTGTGAACGGAAGCAACAAACAGTCTGAGACTATTATTCTGTGTCCCACGCACCATATGGCTATTCACAGGAGTTTAGCTGAGTATACGGAAGATGGGTTCGTGTGGAAGGTAGATGCGATCCTAGAAGGTTTAGAATCTGGGGACTCGTGGGGAACGGCCAAGGGCTAATGGTAGGCCTCTTAGGCCTATCGCGGTATCGGTGGTATAGGCGCTGCGTCGGAGGTATTTGGTACTTATGCTGGGTTCAAATATGTTGGTCTGAGATGTGGTTACAGGCTCCAACCGGCCCCTGCGCGCGCGTTTTACGCACTGAATCGTATTTGCCTAAGGCTCAGCAGAAGCTCTAAGTCCTAAACAATGGTCCTAGTTTCTGCTACATTGGTACATAATCACCTACAGGTACCCATGAGTAGACGAAAAAAAAGAGACAACGATCCACCACCAAGGAACCCTAATGGGACCTCCTCGGTCGTAAAACCTGTTAGTAGGAACACAGGTTTTAATAAGTTACGCGCTCTTAGGTGCTTTCCCGAAGTGCACGACAGGGTATGTAAAGGGTGGCCGCTATCGGATGTCGCTAGGTACATTCAAGATGATTGTGAGGAGTACACGGACGCCGTCCACTCCACGCTGGCTAAAGTATTGCAGAACTATCGAGACTCCATACCTCCCGGAGAGCGCGCTAAATACGCCTTACCTAAGTCACACCGAGACGCCATAGCGGAAGTTGAGGAGGACATAGACGAAATCAAAGAGCTTATAAAGCTCTACAGGCGGCAAGAGGATCGTCTGGACATCGACGGAGGCGTGGAGAAGAAGATAGGCAAACTCCTACCTACAATGACCCAAGAGGTTAGAGCTACTGCTGAGATCCTAAACAGGATAGCCCAGATAAAGATGGACCTAGGAGTAAACGAGAGGCACCTAGGTACGGTTGATATTGAAGCTAACTTGATAGCTGGGGTAGACCAAAAATACGCGGGTACAGATGTAAGTACGGTGCTATCCGATCCTAAAAAGCGCCGACGCCTGCTAAGTATAGCTGAGCACGCTATGGCTATCTCTAAGAAGGGTAGCGCGGACATGGATACAGACTTAGAAGCGGAGGAGGCAGGAGAGCCTGAGGGCGTTCTGGTGTCCCTAGATGATTAAGGAGAAAGAAGGCCGGGCCATGAGTACCCGCACCTCGCAAGAGGACCTTAAGTTTCTAGATGACGCTATCCAAGCCCTAAGCCCAGACGAGAAGGAAGTACTCGACATAATGCTTGCTGAGATGCAGCAGAGTCAAGGGGGCATGTCAGATCTCCTCGATGTCTTCGGAGACGTAGAGTATAAACACCGCCCCGTGGACATAGAGACCTTCGTAAAGGACGACTATTTTCTAGGGAAGACCTGCGACAATTTGAGGCCTAAACTACTCGAAGATCTCAAGGAGATGTTCGAATCCGGGTATTATAATGAGGTAATCTACACAGGGTCCATCGGTTGGGGTAAGACCTTTACAGCCTCGATAGCGGTGTGCCGTATCCTGTACGAACTATCGTGCATGAAAGATCCACACCGAGCCTATGGTATCGCAGCAGACTCCAACATTTCCATCGTAGGACTATCGGTATCCGAGGAGCTAGCGACTAAGGTTGTGTTTGAAAACATAGCTACTAAGATCGACGCCTCACCTTATTTCAAAGAGCACTTTCCGTACGACAGAACTAAGAAGGAGATGCGCTTTCCGGGTCACATATGGGTAGCCGCGCGCGCTACCACCACCAACGCCGCTCTAGGTCTTAACGTAGTAGCTGCCCTAATCGATGAGGGTAACTTTATGGCCAAAGGTAGCGACCCCAGATTCGAGGCCGTAGATAAGGCAGAGATTCTATACAACGGTCTAAAACGTCGTTTAAAGTCGCGTTTCCAGGAGATAGGTAGACTTCCAGGAGCTATCTTTATCATTTCGTCGAAGATGACCTCAGAGGACTTTACGGCCAAGCGTATAGCCGCGTCCACAAACGACCCTCACGTATTTGTAAGGGACTACGCGCTGTGGGAAGTAATGCCAGAGGGTACGTATGATGGAGATACTTTCTTTATCCTAGTAGGAAACGAACAGACCCCGTCTAAGATCCTTAACACCACAGAGGCCGCTAAGTTTAGTGTAGCTAAACCAGAGGGCTGCGTACTTATCGAAGCTCCAGAGGACTTCAGGCCAGAATTCGAGGCGGATCTAGAGGGCGCTATCCGAGACATCGCTGGTATAGCTACTGTATCGGTAAGTCCATACATTCAGAGGCGTGAGAAGATAGACGAGGCTATAGACCCTTCTAGAGAGCACCCTTTTACTGAACTAGTTTACGACTCTTCCAAAGGCGGAAGGTTCGACTGGGCTAAGATGGTACGCCCTCGCCTAGAGCGTGGGGACGGTTTAGGGATGATAGAGCGTATGCGCCCCATCATAAGTCCTAATGCCCCCAGACACATACACATAGACGCCGCTCTTCGTAACGACTCACTAGGGTTTAGTATGACCCACATAGGTGGATGGAAAGACGTAACACGCCGGAACGAGGACGGTGAGGTCTTTACGGAACGCGCGCCTATATACGTGGTGGACGTGTTACTACAGGTTGTCCCTCCTCCTGGAGACGAGATCATTTTAGCCGATGTAAGGCAGTTAATTTACGCTCTGTCTGAGAACGGTTACGTGATAACTAAGGTCACTATGGATCAGTTTCAGTCCGCCGACATGTTACAAACCATGGCTAAGCAAGGCTACACAGCTGAGCTTTTATCTGTAGATCGTACAACCGACGCCTACGACAACATGAAGACCGCTTTGTATGAAGGGCGCTTGCAGTACTACAAGTATCCACCGCTACTAAAAGAGCTAAGGGAGTTAGAACTCAGGTTCCTAGGTAATAGCGGATCTCATAGGAAGAAACGAAAAGTTGACCACCCACAATTAGGCTCGAAGGACATCGCAGACGCCCTGGCAGGATCTTGCTATACCCTAGCATTCAATCAAGAGTCTATGCCTATGCCTATGATGAGCAGCCGACCCAGCGGAGGTGATAGTTGGTTACTAGAGCAAAAGCAGTCACAAGCCGCTGGCAACAACGAAGCTTCAGACAATAAAACCGCCAAAGACTTTGAAATGCTACCTCCGTTTTTGATGAGCGATGGAGATGATTGGAGTGGAGGCGGGGGAGGGTGGGAACCCTTATAGGCAGGACCGCATGGTCCACTACTAAGAAAGAAACCAATAAGCCTTGTTTTTAAGGACGCTAGTAGGTGTTAGGGTATTAGTTAGCTTCACGAGATGGTAGGGTATGTCAATTAATAAAGATCCAGAAAAGCTCATAGACTTCTTAACCAGCGTGCTGGAGAACTACGGAACCGCAGATGTTCTTACTTCCCCATCAGACACGGATAGGAAGGAAGTACTAGATACAGTTAAATTGATTGACCCAGAACCAATAGTGCGGGACCTTACGACTCTGGTAGTAAACGCCGTAGCCGATACCGTGCACGCTATGGCCCTGCGTCCGGCTGACTACGCTGATATGAAAGACTTATCCAGTAGCATGCTAGCACTAATAACAAAGACTTTAAGCTCCACCGAAGGCAAGCAGATATTTGCAGACGCCTTTCACGCTAAACTTAAGTCCAGAGGGTAACAATGGGATTTTTTGGAAATGCGGCCGACAAGGTCCGCAGTTGGACTAGGAAAGACAAGGAGAGCGCCGCACGCGAGTTCGCCAAAGGGGGGACATCTGCCGCCACCGCGTCCACCAGCTACGACCTGTTACAGTCCTACGGTTACGACATAGTTTCGGAGTATCTACGACTTGAGCAGGACCTAATGTCTCGCTACGTAGACTACGAAGAGATGGACGATTACCCAGAATTGATGACAGCTGTAGATATCTACGCGGATGACGCCACCCAGACAGACATGCAACTGAACAAGTCTATTTGGATAACCTCTAAGGACAAAGATCTAGAGCGCATAGGAAACGACTTACTGCACAAGACCCTACGCGCGGACGAGGACCTGTGGGGTATCGCCCGTACACTGTGTAAATACGGTAACGACTTCGAGGAGCTTCTAGTAAACGAGGACGGGGTTAGAGGATTCAACTACTTACCTCCGCCGACTGTTAGGCGCGTAGAGGGGCCCCACGGCGAGCTATATGGGTTCATACAAGACTTCAAGGGTAGGACTGGACACTCTCCGGCTGAGCTACAACAGATTATCGCCGCGCGCGCGTCTATGCAGCAGGGCGCCTCAGTACGTGATGACAAGTTAACCGCACTAGAGGATTGGGAAGTAGTCCACTTTAGGCTACGAGGTAAACACCGCAGGAGCGTATACGGGCACTCGGCTCTAGAGCCCGCTAGGTGGATCTGGAAGCGCCTTATGTTACTAGAGGACGCCGCTCTGATATACAGACTTCAGAGGGCCCCAGAGCGCTACGCCTTTTATGTTG